AGCCATGGGAATTGCGGATGAGCAACTGGCAATATTCGTTCTATTTTTTTATTTCCGGCTTGAGCATATCCAAGAATTTGTTTGCACGCGCTTTCCATTCTAGGTTCATCAATGACAAGCTTTATCGTGGCTCGTCCGCCCTCCATCAAACTAAAACCAGCTACCGATGGATTGCGTGATGCTATGCGTTCTGTGGCCTCATTTGCGTAATTCAATGCCATTATGCCCGCCCTCCATCAAATACCGGTTTAGCGGCTTGAGGAGCTGGCTTTTCCCCGTTTTGCTTTAATGCCTCGACCATTGCGTCTCTGACATTGTTTTTGATCACATCGGGAAGTCCAGCCACGTTATCGACCGCTTTTTGATTTTGTTTTTCTTTCATGTCCGCACCTGTGGACGTGGCCACAAATGCGCTTAGAAGCGTTTCGCGTGTCAAGTCGGCAATTGACTTAAACGCGGGATTTACTGCGGCCGCAAGGCCTTCAGCGCCCGCCGGTTTGCCCGCCTTGATTGCGTTCTTCATGTTGTCGCCTAAAAACTTTTGCGCCTCGACCAATCGATTAAGAACAGCGTTGAATTGGTTTTGATCGATCTTTTTGTCCTTAAGATCTTTTCGAGCCTTGTGAACTTCGGTCAGCGTCTCATTGAGTGCTTGTTCTCCGCCCTTGACCATACCGTCTTGATCTTTTGCGCCAGACTTTACAAATTGATCTCGCATTTGGCTAAGATCAATCATATTTTTGAGCATTTCTTTTTCTGTCGATCTTCCTTCCATGACGGCAGCCGGTTCTTTAAATCCGGCTTGCTTGTCGGCCTCTTCAAGTTTTGTTATTTCATCAATTTTGCCTTGCAATTTTGCTTTCATGACTTTTGGATCGGGTAGAATTCCAAGCAACCGCTCTTGCACGGCTTTATTCATGCCAACGGCTTCGATGTTAATTAGATTGTTGACCTTGTCTTTTGCCGCTCTTTCTTTTTTTGCCGAATCCTCAATTTGTTTTGTTGATCTAAAAAAGTTGGCAAAAAATGATCCAATATCTTTAAGCGAACTGTTATTCGCTGCTGATTGATCAGCTATTGCGCCTTGCCTGGTTGCCGCGTCAATCATTGATTTAATGTACATTTCAATAAACGGAAGCATGCGCTCAAAAGCTTGAGTCAATTTGTCAATATTCTTAATCAGCAACGATCCGATACTTTCAGCCATGCGTTTAAATAGTGGAGCCATTGTTTGCAGAATTGGGCGAAGCGTATTGGCAAATTCACGGACAACGCTTGTGGCGACTTGAACGATTGGCATGAAGGCTTCGCCGAATACCGCCATCAAATCCCGCATAGCTAAATCAAACGCAACCATAGCCGCCGGATTGAGCGTTTCAACCGCTCCACGGATCTGGCCGATAAGTCCTGGTATCGCCTCAAGCGGATTGACCAACACGTTTTCAATAGTTTTTGTTACCGACTTAAATGCGTTTTGTACTGCGTTCTGTGGTGTTTTTGCTGATTTTGCCGATATGCCAATAACCGCAATAGCTGCCGCAATCGCATCCGCAACCATTTCCATCTGTTCGGCAACCATATCGAGCGGAACCATGAATGCTTCAAGCACGCTTGATATCGCATCGACAATTTTTCCCAACATTTGGAACGGCATTAAAACAATTGTCAGTAATTTGCCCAATAACTTTAGCGCAACCATTATCGGGCTGATTGCGATGGCCAGTTTTAATAATCCGGCAACCGCATTGGCGATCGGCTCGAGCATGTCGCCAATGGCCTTGAAAACTGCATCCAGCGGCGCAACAGCAATCGCCACGGCTTTAGCCACTTCAGCCATCAATCGAGCTTGTAGGGCCAATCCTGTAAAGGCCTTGCCCAATCCGCCGATCGATTCCATCAACGCGCCCAATCCGCCGGTTGGAACTGGTGGGGCTGTTGCTGGTATTGCTGGTTTTGCGGCGGTTGGAACTGGTGCGGCCGTTGGTGCAGAAGTTTTTGGTGCGGCCGATGGTGTGACCGTCTTGACTCCATTGATTGCATTGCTGACGGCTTGCAACATCGATGTATAGTGGTCGAGAGCGGCGATAAGCGGCTGAAGACCGCCGCCGCCTCCGCCGCCCATACCGCCAGCCATCATGTCAATTGCGCCCGCCATTTTTTTTACTCCATGCCGCGTTAAGTTCTTCCATCGAAATTCCTAACGCAACACCCATTGACAGATATTTGGCTTTAGCCTCAACGATTCCGGATTCGCGTTTCGATGGAGCCAGACTTCCAGGTATTGTCTTCGGAACTCCTCGATCATCGCGTTCCTTGCCGTAGATCCTCCAAATTTGATAGTCTGTCAATTCCGCAATCTGATCCATCGATAACAAATACGGCTGATCCGTAAGGCTGGCGACAACCGCCAGCGCGTTGACTACTCGGAGATTTCGTTCTTGCCCCGGATCTCCGCCGTCCGGGTCGAACGGAAAGACTCTGTGAAAATCTGGCCCACAACAGCCGCAATCTCTTCCGAATACTCAGCAACTAGGCGATGGCCTTCGTCAAGACTAATACCCGCCATTAGGTGCACCAAATTAGCAAGGCCATCCGTCGAGGTTAGGAATCCGCGACAATTGACGCCGCCAAACGCAAACGCGCCGGAACTGATCCGGTCCATATACGCGCCGTAGGCTAATTTAAATTCTTCATCGCCCATGTCGTTTTTGTCGCGGAACAATTCTGTTCTTGCGCGACTTTGGACAATACGCTCAATTCCGCTTTTGATTTTTTGCGTTAGCAAGCCAAATTTGTATTCTTTATCGCCAATCACGGCGATGATTGGCGCGGCATTACCGCCTAATGATTGACTCATACTCATATTGCAATAGCCTCTGTGTTAGCGTCATCGCCCAATTTAAAATCACCGATGACTACTAAATCAATCGTACACTCTACCACGCCCTTGACGTTTGTTGTTACCGACATTTTTTCAATTCGAGCCATAACTTGGAAAAAATAATAAAATTCAGGATCAAGGTATAATTTGACCAATAGATCATCGCCAGTGGCAAGACCATAACCATACCCAATGATAGACGATGGATATGGTCCAGATAATGATATGGTGGCTGTTCGCATACCAACGATTGATTTGAACGTCTGCTGATCATAATCAGAAACGTCAATCCGTTCTCCATCGACATTGAGTTTCCATTCCGTCATCGGAAGGAAAACAGTGCCAAAGGAAACGGATGCCGTACAGCCACGGTAAAAAGCCATGGCAATACCTCGTCAATATGATATTGAAGAAAATGAACCGTTGCTTGACGCGGTATAGCTGATTTGAGCCACGCCTTTCACGTTAACATCGACTTTGATTGATGAAATGCGTGCCGTTACTGTGATTGATGGCGCGCCCGCATCGCTGGAAGCCACCAGAATAAACGCAACAGACGCGCCAACGCTTGCGCCAGCGCTGCCGTCATATGGTCCAGATGCGGTAATTTCCGCGCTAAAAACACCGGGAGAGTTACTTTGATAACCAGCATCGCTAAAATTGGTCGTATCAATGTTTTCACATTTGATATCGATCGACCAATCGGTCAGCGGCTGAGTTGCGCCATTAACCGAAACAGATCCAGTCTTGCCAGCGTAAAACGCCATGGGATAACCTCCATCAATAGGTTATTGAGAACGAGCCATTGCTCGAAGCGGTATAACTGATTTGAGCAACGCCTTTTACGTTAACATCAATTTTGATAGACGAAATTCGAGCGGCTACCGTGTAAGACGGCGCGCCCGCATCGGTTGACGTGGCCAACACAAAGTTACCAGATGTTCCAACAGTTGATCCAGCCGTGCCATCGTATGGGCCGGATGCGGTAATTTCGGCTCCACCAACACCAGCAAGATTTGTCTGATATCCAACGTCGCCAAAATTGGTTGTGTCAATGTTTTCTGATTTGATATCTATTGACCAATCGGTCAGCGGTTGAGCCGTTCCGCCAACGGTAAGCGATCCGGTTTTGCCTGAGAAAAACGCCATGTCACTGACCTCCAATTAAAGCAATTTCGTAAGTACCCGTAACAGCACCATCCATATTGGTAATTTTAAAGTTTTTATCAGTTGCGCTAACCGTGTGCGGCAATCCATCACCGATAATAAAAAATCCGCCCGCTTCTACGATTAATGCCGGACTTGTTCCCGTCAATGGCCAGGTTAGCGGATTGCTTGCTCCTGGCTCAAGCTTCATTCCGGTTGTCGTCGCCTTAAGCATAAACGCAATTACTTTTGTCAACGTCAAGGATTGGTTCAGGTAATCGGTAACACCTTGCAGATTGATCGTGACGCTAGCGCCGCCCGCAAGCGTGCCCTTGACGGCATAGATGCGATTGTACGTTGTTGTGCTAGGCGCAAGGGTTGCGGTAAGCTTGTCTGGACCTTGGGTCGTCTTGACAAATCCGGAATTTGTCACGGATTGAGTCCAAGATATTTCGCCGACTATCGCAGAAATATCCACACTCATGATGTTCGCGCCTCCAGTTTTCGATATGTGATTGTCATGCCGCAAACGTCATAGTTATTGACGTTTCCGCTGACCGATTCAAACGCTGGTTGCATATCCAATTGCATCCCTATCACGTCAGAAACTCCGGTCAACGCTGGCTGATACAAAATCTTTTTGATGTTCTCACGGATTGTCAAATGAGCCGCAAGATCTGTTTCAAAAATTCTGTTACCAGCGTCAACATAAGTTACTTGCACAGTGTAATCATAACATACAACGCCGTTAAAAGCTTCCAATCCGATTGTTTCCGTGCCAGGCGAAACGATAAACAATGGTAGCGTATCGGTCTCAATCATGATTGCGCGTTTACGCAATTTGGTGTTTGC